AGTTGTAGATTTCAGAGCGGAACAAATCCAAGTTGAAACCAGACTTGTTGTATACGCGCTTGAATGAGTTGTCAAGCTGTCTCCAAAGACCCACAGACAATCTTACATCATCTGGACCGTCTTGACGAACTCTACCACCTTGTCCCCACATCAAGTAAGTTTCGATGTCACTTGCAACTTTGGTCAAGTGAGCAGCTTCCATAGTGGTCAAGAAGGTACGAGAGAGGTTACCATTTGACATTGCCTTTTTAACATACTCCTTACCCATACGGCTAACCATGTTCTCAAGGTTAGTGATAGAAGGATCCATGTTCTGGTCAAAGTTTCTCCAGATTTCAGTTACAGGTACAGTACCATCTGCATTCATACCACCCTTGATCATAAGATCAGCACGGCTAGATACAGAGTAGTGTACGTGAGCTTCAGCACCACCTACGAAGTTGTAGAATTCGCGGAAACCTGACTGGATTTGAATATCAGAGAAACGCTCTCCGTATTCACCACGAGCAGAACCTTTGCGGAATACTTTGGTACCAGAAGCAAGATACTTGTTTTCCAAGAACTTGCTGCTGTCGTTGTTTACAAGTTGTACAGTGTAAACAAAACCATCACCAAGTGGAATAATATCCTGATCAGGAGCAATGTACATTTCCACACCGTTGTACTTATCATAAGTGATGATATCACCATGACCGAACTCACGACGTGAAAGTTTAATTTTGAAGGTTGTACCGTCAATACCTTTAGTGATATTGAGTGGTTCAATGTCTTCAACAACATAAGGAAGATCTTGTACAACTGGAGTCTGCCACTTGTACTCACCTCTTGCATTGTCAACCATGATCACATTCTTACCACCGAAGGAAGACATTTGATAGAGTGGCATTTCGACTTTTTGTGCCATTGCCCACAGATCAACTGGACCCATGTCCATTGGTTCTGCATTCTTCAACATGTTTACCAAGTGGTATGAATCTACGTGTGAACTAGCTGCGTAGTTGGTATCTCGTAGAAATATACCATTATTTAAAACTGGAGTTGCCATTTTAACTTAAATTATAAAAGGTTAATTAATTAGCGTTTAAAAAAGTTATTATTACGTTTGATTGTTCTTTGCTTCACTTCCTCTTTCTCTACAATAGGTGATCCTGTAGATCTTCTTGCTTCTTCTGTCTTCAGCATACGTGCAGTTTTTTCAACCTGTACTTTCTGTGCTTGGTCCATGATCTTAGTTTTATAAGAATCTGGATCTGCCAGTAACCAAAGAGCTTCTGCAATCAAACCATGATTAGGTTCTACATATTGATACTTTTCAAGTAGGTGTCCCAAAAGATTAGTAGGTCTACCACTAATACTTGGATATGATGGTTGAACTAGACCGCCGTACAAGAGTTCCTGTGTCTTACGATCTAACTTCAAACCATTCAGCTCACCAGGAGCTATAGTATTATATACGTTCTGCATATAAGCTTGTGCTTGTGCAGCTTGCTGTCTTTTCAGTTGTTCTTGCTGTGCAAGTCTTTGCTGCACAACTTGAGCTTGCATAGCATCCAACTTTGGTTTGAACTTATTAGCTTTAGCTTGTAAGTCACCTCTGTCTTTCCAGCTTTCAATCTCTTCTTCTATCTCATCTGGGGTACCGAAACGTGTTGCAGTCAGGTACTCTCTTACAATTCTTTCTTGATGACTAGGTTCGGAAGGATTTAATTCAAAAGTTTCTTCTACGTGAGAAAGAACTCTAAAAAGTCCTTTAAGATCCTGACCACCATCAGCTACATATTTAGCAGCTACTTGAAGTTCTTCTGGAAGAGATTCAAAGAATTCAGCAGGAGTAGATTGTCTTATAGTATTTTCTCTTTCTTCAAAGTTTGCTTCTAAAAGCTCTTCAAAGTCATTAAGAGTATAGTCTTCAATAGGCTTGTCATCATCAAACGGTACAATCTTACCAGCATCAATTAGTTTTTTAACTAGTTCTACTGTACCATCTTTTGCAACCTTAGCACGTCCAGGAGCTTTCTTAGGTTCATCATCAGCAGCTTGCACACCCAATGATGCATCTTCTGGATCTACATCTTTTAGTACATCAGCAAACTGTCCTGGTTGAGCTGATTTATTTTCGTCACCCTCAGTTTTATCTTCTGATTTTTCAATAAAAGATAAATCTGGTTTACCTGCAGAAAATACACTAGGTTTCTTTTCTTCAGGGAGCATTACATTCTCAGCTCCGGGCATACCAAGTATGTTGTCGAGATCGAGATCGACCTGTTCAACTACGGTATTTTCTTCTGTGTTACTCATATTTTTTGTTGGTTTAATTAAAATCTACACTAGTAATATACGCAAATATATACACCTAAACTTTAAAAATTTTTTGCTTTACGTAAATAAAGCGGAGGATATAGCTACTTCTTCTTCTTTTTGTCCTTTTGTTCAGTTTTCTTTGGCATGTCAAACCTGTTTTTGTTTTCCTGAGCAATACGAAGTTGAGTATTTGCTATCTCTCTTTGCGCATTTATTTTCTCTCTTTCTACATTCAGCTTTTCTCTAGCTGTCATTATTTTATTAGCTTCCTTCTCTCTATTCAGATCCATAGTACTTTGATAGTTCTCTGTTTTCTGAAGTTGGTCCATAGCATCCATATAGTCAGACTGCTTGTTCTCATTAATATCCATCATAGCACCATACCCAGCAGATCTTATTTGAGCTACTATAATATCAGCTTGTCTGTCTTTATCTTTCTCAGATGATTCAAACTCGCGCTTCAATTGTTCTTCCTGCTGCTTAGCTTGGATCATTTGCTCCTGCATTTGTTGCTGTTGCTGCATATCTTGCTGTCTTATTTGGTCTGCTTTCTTCTCCGTTTGTTTGAGTATGTGCGTAACTTCAGAAATAGAATCAGACTTAAGAATATTACCCAGATCATAGATACTAGCACCAGCAGTATTATTGTTAAGAGCAAGCTGCTTAAGCTGCTCAAGAATAGCTCTCTGGTTGGCTTTAGTACTAGCAAACACATTAATATCACGGAGCAAGAAATCAGTACCATTTATCTCAAAGTTTTTTCTCTCATCAAGAGAAGTTATATAATTCAATCTCGCTGATGGTTTTGTAGAATGATAGTACTGAGACAAGTCTGTTCTCATCTGATGAACTCTAGGCATCAAGTAATCACAGTGCTGAATAAAGTAAGTTTCAGTCTGAGCATAACTAGCGTTTATAGATTGCTCTATACCTGTAGCAGTTTGTCTAGATATTTCTTGACCTAAACGCTGTGGAGTAATACCAATTACTTCAAACGCTTGTTGTTTAAAGTACTGAGCTAACTGAATCCTAGACATTAAACGCTCTGTCTGTGACATATCCAGTTTCTGGAAATGATTAAAGTTCAGAGCATTCTCAGTATTAGTAATAGAGGTATCCAGAGGTAACATCTGGAAGTTCTTCATTGCTACATATGCTTTAGCAAAGTTACCCTTTCCCCAATCTTCTCCCAGTGAGTGTCGTGGTAAAGAGTTTTGGTCAAGCATAATTACTGTACCTAATTCGTCTACAAGAATATCCTGTATCTGATTATTTACGATATTGTAAGCAATCTGAAAAGGTTTCATCAGGTCAACAAGAGACCTTGAGTAGGTGTTTCTATCAGAGAATACAGAACCTTCTACAGGAAGCTTGCATCCATAGAGAGAGTTATCGCCTTTAAACTGGAACTTAAGTGGTCCAATGTGGTTCTGATTTATACCTAAATAGATTGGGGTAATTCCACCAGGGTTATTTGTACCCCAGAAAGTAGGTCTATTTGGACCAATCTTTACACCACCCCATACCTGATTAATCCAAATCCAGTCAATATGCTCACCAAATACGAGCGTATGCTTGGTCTTGTTTTTTATCAAACTCACATTATATTCAGGTTTATCTGTAATTACATAGTCCTCATCCACTATTTCAGTAATAATATCACCAGATAATGTGATTTTTGTAAGATGTCCTACACGTCTTTGTGACTTCCAGTATACAGTTGTAACACGAAGAAGATTAGACATACCCATATCTAGGTAGTCTTCATTCTCCATCATAATCCAGTTTACAATGTCGCCACCATAGACAGCACTATCCCACATAGATGTAAACTGTCTGTAACCAAGTGACGGCATGTTTGTATTCCACGCGTGCGACTTTGTGCCATCATAATAAGTACCGTCATTCTGATAACCTTGAATTGGATAACCGGCAGATCTTACAGGATAAATAAGTTCAATAGCTTCCATTTGCTTATCTGTCATCAACCAACCATACTTATCGATAACATCAGCAACAGTCATCATATCATATTTACCAACCCAGTTACCATCAGAAATATATCTAGTCTCTGGAGCTTTTTGATAGAATGTAAGTACAGGATTCCACAATTCCACATCGTAGTCATCCTCCATCATTTTAAAATGCCAAAATTCTCTATCAGCAATTAGAAGGTCGCGGAAACCACGTTCTTCTAACTCATCCATATAAAAACGTTCAGTATCTACACGATGCTGATGTTCTGCCCATTGTTCAAGCATAGAGCGATAGTCTTTCTGATAGAAAGCTTCAATTTCCGGTAAGCTTCTTATTGCTTCGGGAGAAACTTGTTCTTGAAACTCAGGACTCTCAGGGTCAGCACCCATCATAATCATTCGCTCAACTATTTTGCGCTTTGCGTCACTGACTAATAGCTGTTCTACTTCAGCTTTCTTTTGCTCCAACATTTCATTGTAGGAGTATTCGTCTACAGCGCCATAAGTTACACGAGTAACTCTTTTAGAAAATTCAGAAGTAAGTGTATTGATTACATTAGGAATAATCGGATAGAATTTAAGTTCTAATGCAGATGCGTCCTCTTTTGTTAGAGTATCAATCAAATCTGCATACTCGTTATCCTCCTCAATTACATAGTCAGTTCTATCAATAATACCCTTAGCAAGTTTGTAGTTCTTCATAAGACGACGAGCATTTCTGCGCACCATCTTTAATCCTTGCCACTCTAACCAATCTAGACACCATGCTGCCCAATCTTCATCTTTTTTGGATCTTGGTAAAAATTGTATAGGTTGATTAAGAGTACCCATTTTATTGTACTCAACCTTGGCACCTGCCTTAACTTGTAGGGCGTTATATACTTGCATATTATCTTAAATTTCTAAACGGTTGTTTTGGAACCTTCATGCCAAAAGTATTACCAGATCCGCCAATATGACGAAACGGGCTCCTAATTAATTTACTGAATTTATTGGAGTTATCCAACTTTTTTACATTCTCGGTTTCCTCGTATCTCTTTTTATATCCTCTGTTTGCTTGTTGCACTCTAGCAAAAGCTATTAATGCTGCAAATGATACTAATCTATCGACGTTTACACCATCTCTATACTCCATCATTTCTTTTAAAAGCATAGGATCAGGTATCCTTTCTATACCGTAGGTAGTTCTTAGAATTTTACCATCATCTGTAACCTCTTGATCCAGTTCCTCAGTTAAAAAATCAATAGCATAACTAATCATGTGACTCTTAAATAGAGTGCCGGTATTTCTCCAACCATATTCCTGATAAACATTAGCATTAGCTCCTATGTCTTTTAAGAATAATATCTGAGATCTAGGTACCAAATATCTCTGTTTTTTCCTATCAATCATGTAGGTAATAAACTGCGGAATGTTATTTTCTACAATAGTCCATGCATTATACCACTCAATAATCATCTCTAGTCGCTCATGTGTCTTTTTAATATCATCAAAACGACCACACCACGCAGCTACTATTTTGTCTCTTTCTATGTACGTCTGTATTTCAGACCCATTGTTTTTAGTTACTTCTACCGGAGTCTTGTAAATATAAATGGAACACAGTGATTCTGAGGTAGTTGTCTTACCTTCTGACACAGGGTCAATAGATGCATAGTACATTCCAAACTCAGGATCCTTCACAGGTCTTTCCCACACGACTAGTGCTCCTGTTTTATCCTCAGTATTTTTAGTTACCGGGAATTCCATAATGGGTAACTTGTTTGTAGTTTGTACTTCAACACCACCCTGAATATTTCTGTAGATATCTAAAAACTCATATGGATATAACTTGTCGTCTATCCTATGCATCTGTGCTGTAACTAGGTGTGCTGGAAATAAAGACAGTGTTCTAAAATCAAACGCTTCTTTAATATTTCTAGGATGCTGAGATATACGTAACTGATATTCTTGTGGATCAAGCTCTTTCTTCCATTTAGCAAACTGTTCATCTAGAGCTTTTAGTGCTTCCTTTACTTGAGAATTACCAAACTTATCTACATAAGGAGGCATTGACCATTGTTCTGGTATAAATAATCCAGTAGTTCCAATAGTACCTTTATCATCTATAAGTTCTGAAGGTACCGCATAAATATCATTTGCCTCTGGGTGCAGTATCAGTTTTTTAAGAGGCTCACATTGACTAAGATCACCGACAGAACCTGCTGCAATAAATGTACCTGTGGTAATCATACCAGATCTAAGGGCAGGTCTTAGGTATTCATAAGTCTGATTCATCTTAGGTGCAATACCAGCTTCTTCGTGAAAGAAGTATTTAGTAGGACCACCGACACCCGTAGTTGGACTCTTTTCAAAAGACATTGCTTGGATTACACCCTTGAGACCTATCTCAGTCTTTCTTTTCTGTCCCCCTACAAAGTTTGAAATCTCAATCTTCTGTTGCCAGAACATTGTTTTGTTAGGGTTCATTGGTCTGTACCAAGCAGTATGTTTATTTAGGAATGACTCATATTCATTAAGAAACTTCCAGCTACCCTTCTCGTTTATATAATCTTTGAGACTAGCTCCCATCTTTAGAGTAACCCCTTCCTCAAACCATATCTGGTTTATAAGTTTACCGCAGTGAAAATATGAGCTAGCTATCTGACGTTTCTTTAGAATAGCACAGTGTTTATAATCTAGCTCAGCAAGTATCTCATATAATGCCATGTGGTACTGAGCATCCCTAACATCAGCAAAACCGTACTTCTGAGTTTCTTTGTTAAAGATTGGAAGGAAGTTTAACCACATGTAATAGTCACGGGTAATGTACCAATTTTTGGTACCTGACTTGTAAATAACCCCCTTTCTACATTTCTCTTTCTCTGTATCCCAGTACTTTATAAAGTCTTTAGTTCCAGCTGGTGCTGTGCAATAAATTCCGTTTTTATTAAACAGTCGTGCTTGTTCATTAAACAGCTGAGATGTTTCATCAAATTCATATTGCCCAGGTTCTTTAAAGATTGACAAGCAAAATTCATAGAAGTCTTTTCTACTTTCAAAGTCTGTGTAGGTCCACTCTCCATTTTCATAGGTAGGTATATGTTCGTATATCTCAGTACTCATTCAGTAGTCTAAGTATTTCATTTAGAGCTTCGTGCCTATGATTTTCTGTAAGAACTATTTTATTTACAAACCCTGATTTTTCTATTTTGGGGATATCGTGAATAGCAGATTCGCTCTTTATTTTAAGATCTATCTGCTGCATGTCACCTGTAAAAATCATAATAGAGTTCTTACCTAGTCTACCTACACACATTTGTAGTTGCGCCTTGGTTAGATTCTGGAACTCGTCTACTATACATACAGCATTCTCAAAGGTTCTACCTCTAAAGTGACTAAGAGAAACCAACTCAATATTTCCCTCCTCCTCCATCTTATTCAGAATGTCGGGTTTATCATAAACCTTTCTCATGTTAGACTTAATTGGCACTAACCAAGGTTCCATTTTTTCTTTCTCAGAACCAGGAAGAAACCCATTAT